AGTAAGCGCTACGTATATCATGTCTTAATGAAGAGCAAAATAGGTAAAATCTTTTATTGATTGTATGCAATTCTCTTTATCTTTGAAAGTTGTATTGATGTTCTGATTTTGAATTTCAAGCATTTTGTTATAATCTAAAGTTGAGCTATACTCCGCAATATTTGAGTCTTCGGGAATCACAAATTCATCGGGAATAATATACTTGGATTTCTCTATTGTGTTTTTGCAATGATGATCAAAGAGAACTACGACTCCACACATTAATGCTTCGTAGTATCTGTTCGCAAGAAAAGCAAAATTCTCGTGAGTGTGAATATCCTCAATATAAAGTGAGTATTTATATTTGCGTAAATCTTCTTCGCCTTTAGCCCAAGATAACTTATTTATCATACTACACTTGCAATCTATTGCATCAAATTTTTTCCAATGTTTTTTTGAGGAAGAGCAGGTGACTCCCTCTTGTAGATGATGAGCGAAGTGGTCGGCTCTCCATTTCCTGAAAGTCCCATAATAAATTATGCCATCTTTTTCGCCATCATAATCATTAATTGATGAGCGATCCATTATTAGGGAATTTAGGTTTGTGGTTAACCAATTAATTATGTATTGATTTAACTTACCAACGACATTCCCCTCGCCATCTTTGATCTTTTTGCCTAGAATCCAATGTCTGTAGCCTTTTCTTGGGTTATTACAAATCATGTCGTAAGTCCTGCCGAGATCCATTATCGCATATCTTAACAGTTGGTTGTCCTCTAGGTCGTGATCGTTGACTAGCCATATGAGCCTAGCATCGGGGTTTTTATGCAGTATCTCCCTGTATGGTATGTTGGGGGCATACGGAGAGGCGTAGCAACATATAATTACATCATATTTTTTCTTTAATATTTCGGGCAACTTATACTGACCTTCTATGAGATCAGCGCCCAAGGCTTTTTGTAGGATTAAGCTATTTCGGCAATGGACAATACTAGTATCGCTATAGTCCGAAAGGAGAGGCTTTTTTTTGTCCGTACTCTCTATTATTAAGGTATTTTCGGTCATTAAACTTATTCTTCAAAAAATCGCTGAATATCGCTTTTCCCATCCTCTTCGTCTAATGGGCGTTGCCAACCGCTACCATTATGTATTTCGGCAGTATCTTTCGGTTGGGAGAACCTAATGTTTAGGGATTGTGTCAGCAAATTAGTTTGGTGTGGACTTAGTTGTAGCCTTTTTCCGTTAACCCAAACTGCATAAGGTCTAGTTCCGTTTAGGTTAAAGGGGTGGGGTATGCTATTAACTTGAATTTCTGAGCTATCGGGTATAAAGGATGGCGGTGGGGTGGGGGGTAGTGAATTTGGTCGGGGCGGGATGATTAGCCATTCAGACAATAGTGAATTGGTTGGGGTTTTATCTGAACACCCAACTACAAAAACCAACAATAAGCTACATATTTTCTTTCTCATCTTTATTTAAATTTTCTTTTACAAATTTTCTAGCCTCATCAAACGCTTCGGGGTGATACCTTTTGACCCAATCCATTACCCATTGATTTACTTTGCACTTAATTAAATCTTCTTTTGTATAGTTGATGTTACATTTTGGATTTTTTGTTATTTTATTGTTCATTCTTCTGACTTCACGTACCTTCTTGTTTGATGGTTAAGGGCGAAACCTTGATTAAGTGAGTGAGCATCGGACTCAGACATTGAAATAGTCTTAGTGAGCCTTTTGAGTCTGGCTGAGGGTTCGCCCGTCCAGAAAATGGATGGCAATCTTGCGTAAGCGGGGGGGTGACCCCAATCAACCAAGACATACTTTCTTATAGGCGTTTTATTTACTTCCATAGGATTAGCATTATAGCAATTAGAATTAATAATGTCAAGCCCCAATTATGATTTTTCATTTTTAATATTTAAGAGTTCGGTCATAGGGATTAATTCTTTGTGATAAATGTTCCACTTATTTGCGGAGCAATAATTTTGGTTGGATGGATCAATATAACCTTTTGAGATTTGAAATGCTTTTTTATAGAAATCTTCACGCTTAATCCACCCAACTAACCAAATCTTTAGGGGGTTGCTATACTGCTTAATTATTCTGCCATCAATATTGAGTGGCTTTAACTCCTTGCCGAATGTAATGCTATTAAAAAGAATTATATCTGAATTTTGATGAGAACTCGCTCCGTCTTCAGACGCCTCAAAGTTAGGTCTAGGGTCAAACATTCTCCTTTTAGTCTTAGACTCAATGGTATAGCCTTTGTAAAGTATGTCTCTCTTGTATTTCTCCTCCCCGTCTTCGTGACTAACGTGTTCTGAGCCAATAAGGTATTGAACGTCAGCCAACTCTCCCATGTAACCCGCCACACTACCCCTTCCTTTTGTGCGAGAGTTTCTTATAACTCCTAATTGTTTCGATAGTAGTCTTGCCTCCGCAACCATATCCTTATTGGGTAATATGAAAGGGGGGGTATGAGTGTCTGCAAAAATTGAATTAATCATCACATAAAATTTTAACTAGATTAATATATTTTTCAACATCTTTTATTTCATTACATATTTTACCCATATTTTCTTTATTGGGCTTATTTATTGCATGAAGAAGTTCAACCGAAAGCTCACTAAGCTCCTCTATGCACTTCATAACGTTTCTTCTGTCTACTCTAGAGAATCTCATGCCTAGAAGAGTTCCTTGCAGACTCTCAAGCCTTCGCAGGTAATCTTTCGCTTTCCGTCTATCTGCATGAGGTTCTTATTTAGAAGGTATAATTCGTGATCTCTTTGTAGCGCACTTCTGCTTAGACCGATTTTTGCAGCAAGACCTGTTAGGGTAGCTGAACCACAATTATTTAGAGTATGTAGAATTTGTTTTTCAGTATAGGTTAATCCATAGGGAAGAATGCTAACTTGGTCGCAGAGTTCGATGAAGTCTTTAGATGTAAAAGTGTTTGATTCATTTTTACCACAATAGAGCATAATCTCCTTGGAGCGCTTTACTGCACTGCGAGCATTACCCCTAATGGTTGTAGCAATATCCAACAATGCTTCATCCGTAAATACTATTTCGGGCAAACACACTTGAACTATACTACTAAGCTCATCTTCTGAGTAGGGTTCAAAATCAACAGTAGTAAACCTGTCTTTTAGGGGTGGAAAAATCTTGTCAGTCTCGGTAGTTGCGAAAACGAAGGTTTGTTGCTTGAAGTTAAAGGTAAAGCTCATTCCGTCCCACTCAAAAGTCTTCCTAGAGCTTGACTCCGTATTGAAGATTGTGAGAAAAGCCATTGTGAGGTCTTGCGGAAGAGCATGACACTCATCAAATAAAATCGTGATCTCATTGTCGGCAATAACAGGTAAGAAGATTTGTTCAAAAAACTGCTCATTATTTTTGATCGTGGAGCAGTTGATTTCAAGGAAGGGTCTTTTTTCTCCGTCTTGGTTATAGAGGTTTTTGGCGAAAGCTTTTGCGAACTCGGTCTTACCTAGACCTTTTGCTCCTGCCATGAGTAGGAAGGGGGACTGAGAAGTCTTGTGAAACGCGTCAATATAGAAAGACAACTTCTTTTTTACTGCGGTCTGACCGATAAGGTCGGGGAAATATTTATCTAAATTACTCATAATTGTGTCAAGGTGTATTCTATTTTGGGTTGAGGATTCTCATCGTACTCTTTGTCGGTGGGTTTGTCAAGAGGAATTTCATCACCCCCGATAAACTCTTCACCCATTATGGATTCAAGCCACCTTTTGGATACAGGCACTTTTGTTTTGCGCCCAACCCAATCAGCAAGCTCTTCGTAAGTTATGTGCGTATAGTATGGGCTATACCCCTTTTTTCTTCCTCTTGTTTCTGTCATATACAAACACACTAAACTGTAAATCTTAATCTGTCAACAAAAAAACCATCTAAATGAGAAGTAAAACCCCCTTCTAGGGGAGTGGCACATGGAATCTAGATGGTTTTTGTTTAAAAAGGAATGTTAGTAAGAACCCTTATTTGAAAGGGTGAATATGGGAATTCCTTATTTGTCTTTTTCTGTAATTTTTTTACAAACTTGGAAAATCTCGCGGATTGCATTATGGTATTCTTGTCGGCAACGAAGGAAAAACTTATCTTCATCTTTTGTGAATGATCCTCGACCTCCTGCTTCTGTTGGCGGAAGGTTATTTGATTTGCGTTCTTGTTTGACGTAGTTCTTTAGCCCGTGATGGTATAGGTTGCTTCGGGCTACCCCGCCCATGTAGTGGAATGGGGACATTGACAATATGTATCTCTTCACCCATTTCCAGCCTGGTTGGGATTGGGTATGTTCTCTAACTCGATAATGTCCGTCATAATCAACCAAGGTAGCTACCACGGAATAAATCTGAGGCATTTTTATCGAATTTAAGTTTATTTTGCCTTTATTTGCTCCTACTTTGCGCCTAAATTCATCAGTTAGCTTGAATATTTTTTTAGTAGTATCGGAAAGGTTACTTATTATTTCTTCAATGTTGTTTTCTATCCAAGATGAGCAATCATCGTATTTGGATTTATACTTATCAGACCTAGCGTAGTTTAGTTGCTCGTTTAAGTTTTTCTTAAATACATAAGAGGACTCCCTATTTGGATCGATGAAGCTTTCTTTCGGGAGGCTTAGAGATATTTCGGGGAAATCCGTTAGCAATTTATGTAAAGCCTTGGGGTCGTTGTCATCAGACTTTGGGAACTCCTCTTCTGTTAAATTGTTTTGTGAGCGATAATATTGACGCGCCCTAAAAGTGCTTTTTTGGGGGAAAAACCTTAATGCGATTCCGTTATTTTTGCACTCACGATAAAATGGCAAAAGTTCATCCTCGGTATAAGGTTGTGATCTTGATAGACTCTTGCGGGGAGTTCCGAGATGGGACTCTTCTGATACAACTTTTGTTCCCGAAGGAAGATTTGAAATGAAATTGAGTAGTTTGTTGTGGTGAAAAACAATGATTTTTCCATTCCTTAACATGGTTGATGTATTTTTTCCGCAATCTACTATTATTAGTTCTGATTTCATATTTGTTTTTGTTTTTGTTTTTGTTTAAAAAGGTGAAGGATAGAATTCCTTTATTTGAAAATTAATTGGATGGCTAATAGAACCCTTATTTGAAAGGGTGTGGAACAGAATCCAATATTAAAATGCTAACCTAAAACTTCATTAATTTCTGTTTGTTCCATCTTTGCGACCTCATATTGACTGTATGTTATGTTTTTGTATTCATTAAGACATTCCCTAGAGACATCAACCGATTTGTGTCCGTTTATTAATTCATTAATTGATTGAATACATTTTTCATACCCCATAATTAAGGAATCATAGGAGTCATTCATTTCCTTGCGGAGTAAGGCTACTTCTCTTTTTTGCGGATTTATATTATCGTCTAGGAATTTATTATATTTAATAATTACTTCGTCATTATTTCGTTGCAAGTCATTCAGAATTTCGTAATGAAAGTTATAACTTTCCCAAGCGGTATCTTCATCATTGTCGGTCATATTATAGAAACTTATAGAGTACGTTTAAATCCTTAATCCCTACATATTTGGTGAAATAAGAGCAAAATTCAGCAACTCTGCTGGCGCTCCAATTTTCTTTTGAGATAATATGCCCTACCTCGGCATAATCTCCATCGTTCCATAGATCGGTGAGTTTTATGTATTCTGTATTCATGTTTTTATATTTAAGTTAATAATAGTATGGGTTTCACTATAAGGGACTTTTTTGTAAATGTCAAGATAAAAGTGGTACGGATGGAGGGACTTGAACCCTCACTCCCTACGGGAAACGGATTTTAAGTCCGTAGCGTCTACCGATTCCGCCACATCCGCATTATTTGTGATTAAATAAATTGTAAATCGTTATTCCTATAAGATAGCCAATAATTGCAACTATAATGTATTCTAGCATTTAAATAAAGTGGAGCCACCTGTCAGGATCGAACTGACGACATCCTCATTACAAGTGAGGTGCTCTACCATCTGAGCTAAGGTGGCATTAAATGGGGGATTCTTGGTAGTCATATTTGTTGAATTTTTGAATCGCAGAAAGTCTGTCGCTCAATTTAAGAAGAAGTCTTCTTTTTGCAATATTCATTGCGCTGGTTTTAAGTTTAAGTATTTTACCTATCTCTTGATTCGCATAACCAATCTTTAATAGGTGGAAGATTTTAAGCTCCCTTTTATTTAGATTTAGACTAAGTAAATGTAAGAGTTGGTCTATGTCTATATCAAAGAAGGCTTTTGGGATAATGTTATTTAAGTGCTTGATACTGCCAGCTTTTGATGAGTGGGTGTCAAACTCAAAGCCTCTTCGTGACGCTACTGATCGGGATACTTGAAGCTCGGTAGGGGAACTAGAGGGCTCTAGAGCCGCCCCTTCAGCATTACCATCATCATAACTTATCATGTCAACTTTCTTCTCAAAAGATTCCCCGATCATGCTGTCGTCAAAAACGGAGGAGTCAAAGTAATCTTCTCCCATTAAATGCGTTTTTGTCCTGCTTCTTTTTTCTTTTTTAATATACCCCTTTATTTGAAATCGACAAATGCAAAAAGCCCACCCATAAAAGCTCCTACCTCTATCGTAATCGGGCTCCTTATTTGCGAGGATCACTAATGCATTTTGGCAAATATCTTCAGCTTCACTCCAGTCAAAGATAACGCTTCTGCAAAAAGCTAGCAAATTCGGTCTTATAATCGTTATTTTTTTAAAATAATCTAATTCCGAGTCCACTAGAGACTTATCAGCGGAGGTCGGGAGGTGGACATTGTTTGGACGAATACTATTTTGAGGGGAGAATTCATAGTACTGACTTCTATCAGAGGGCATCAGAACGGAGCGTTGTTCAGGCAGGAAATTGGGGAAGCCTTCTTATTTGGCTTGAGCTTGTTCGATTTTCGGGCTTTTGGGCTTTTGGTAATGTATTTATTGGGGGTTATTTTGACTTTGCTTGTTCCGAAATAATCATCGAGAGCTAACTCAAGAGTTTCCAGAGCATACCTTTCTTGGGTTATTGATTGGTATCTGTAGCTTTGGGTTTCATGTACCATAATTAATACATCCTTTGCATCGTTATAGGTTTTGTAGTGACCTTTTCTGAGTATTTCGCTCCACATTAAGTAGCTTTTTCTTTTTCTGTATTTCTGTTTATACTGCTCAATAATGCCCTTCTTTGTGGTTTCTGTAGAGTTGAAATCTAGCTCAGTTTCAATCATATTCATTACTTTTTCGGGAATGTGGAAACCTTTTGACTTTGGGTCTTTATTTGAGCTTAAGTAAGTCAATTGCAATATATTTAAATATCTATTATTTAATTGTATGGGGGAGAGTGTGCCTTTATCGTTTTTATTCGCATTCATATTATTCTATGTCGAGAATTTTCAAGTCTAAACTATTATTTGGGTTTTTGGAAACTGTAAGAGTAATTGAGTCGTGGGGCTCCGTAAAAAGGGAGACATAAATTATGCTAATTATTTTCGATATATCGGTATTGAGGCTCTTTTGGTCGGAGTTGAGGTTATCGGGGCTATGATCGTCCGTCATGTCTTCTATTTGGTCTAATAGAGCTTGTAATTTTTCCGCTAAAAAACCATCTTTTCTTGGGTCGTGATCTCTATTGAAGTTAATCATGGCAGAACAACTCTATCTTCGTCATGTTCAAGTTCATAGTTGTCCCAATATTGGTGATCGTAATGACTATAAATAACATCTTCAAATAAAAATAGATCCTTGATGATTGAATTAGGGGAGGAAAATTCTTTCAGGTAACCTATAGCTGTGCCGTCAGGGACTCGACCAGAACCGTCCTTGTACTCAAAGCATTCATCATAGTCGTGCTCGGAGTATATTATTTGAGAAGATTTAATTTGTTTTTCCATTTGCTATAACTTGGAGAAGGTCTTCATAGTCTTGGTTTGAGTCTACACTAGCCTCTAGAACTTCAATAAAAAGCTCATATATTTCATCGGAGCCTTTATCGAATTGAAATTGATCAATAGCCGCATGGTAGCCATCTTTGTAATCCTTCAAGTTGTCACCGTTTATGGCAGTAACCATCGCATGAGACTCGCCCTCTCGGAATCCTTTTTCGTATGAGACTGAATCACTTTGGTTCATTATGCTCGATAGTTCGTTTATTTGATCTCTTTGTATTTGGCTATTGAGGCGGTTGTGTTCATTTAGGAACTCTAGGTTTTCTACTTGAGATAGTTTATTTTCGCAGAAAAAAGCGAAAATTATAACCACCGAAACCCATATTAATCTTTCTTTATTATTCATGTTTTTTGTGTATTTTATATTATGTATGAAAAAGGGAATTGTAAAGCATAAGGTTACTCACGACTATATATTGGATTTGTACGATAGGGCTAAAAAGTTAAAAAGTAAAGATAAAAAGCTCAAAATGTTAAAAGAAATTAAAAAACTAACGAATCACATAGGTGAATATATAGTTAGGTATGTTGATTGAGGATTGAACTCTCGTCTTCCCATTTATTTGAGAATGGACACTTCCTCTCTAGGGATAGCAGAATGATCTCAAGGTGCTTGTTGTTCATCATTTCTTTCTGAAACTTTAGAGCTTCTTTTGCATTATGCGCTAAATAATAATGGTAATTGTGACCAATGGAATTATCGCTAGTATATTCTATGCGGAACTCGTATAACCTCTCATCTTTGTCACTCATAAGACTGACTCCAGTATATGTTGGAAAATAACACAAGAACTATCCTGTATGACTTATCGGTGGGGTCATCGCAACTGGAGACCTCGTATCCCACGGGGGAGCCCTCCTCGACGGCAATATCAGAACCCTCCCAGAAGAACTCCTCAACTTCGCTCGCACATAATATTTGTTCGCTATTCATTTGCTTTTTTCTATATTTAGAATAAATCCATTTGCTCTAAGTGTTCCAAGTCTAACGCGTCCCCCACCGTTTTGTCAAGATCTTTTTTTACTTTCTTTGATTGTCTGAGCCAATTCCTTTGAGCCATCCTTACAACAAAACGCATGAGAGCAAAAGCATAAACTTTATTTAGGGTAACTTTACTGCCATCTTCTTCGGTAACGGTAAAGGTTTTGGATTCTTCATCCCACTCGAAGGTAGCATATTTTAATTCTTTTTTAATCTTCATTTATATACTATAATACAGTATTAGCGGCAGGAAGTCAAGACGAAAGTGTACAAGATTGCATGCTGAAGGGTAAAGACCGCGAAATCGTTATTGATTGTTTATATAATCAGTTGTTGGGGGAAGAGGTGAGCATTTTCTGCATTAGAAATGAAATGATAGCGAAAAGCAAATCTATATTTCAATATGAGTGTATGACCGTAGATCAAAAAATAAAATTACATAAAAAAGCAGTCAGGGGGGGGATTAAAAAATACTTAATAGAAACAACTAAAGACTCTTTAATTGGGGAGTGTGTTCATGGTGACTTTGGGCGGGAGTCATCCATAGAAAGTTGGGCAGGCAGAAAGGTTGAGTCGTTATCGAGGGAAGAGGAAAAAGAATTTTTTAATAAGTTGGGGTATACTTATTTTTAACGCTTCAGTCCAAAATTGTAGTTTTTATAAGAAAATTTAAATCTTTTTTGCTCTTAGGTTTGATTGAGTCGGAAGCTCTAGCTCCGGAACTCTCAATTGGAATGAGGCTTATCTCCTTCAGGGATGGAACTTTCACATTAGAATCTAAGGCCCAGCTTATTTTATTTTCTTGAGCCCAAGCCTTCATCCTCCTGATGGGAATCATTAAATTGAATCCCTCTCCAGCCCCTCGGGCAATCATGCCAACATATGTTCCGTTTTGCAGGTAAACCCCGCCGCCAGAGGAGCCGGGGAATGCAGTTACGGTAGTTTGATCGAACTCTACCTTATCCTCGACTCTTCCAAGCTGGGAGACTATGCCTGTAGTCATGCTATTAGCTCCCATTTGACCCAGTAGCGAGCCAACATGAAACAGGGGCATACCTATGGGGACTATAGGGGACTCTTTGTTTAAGTAAAATTTTGCACTTTCTTTGCCGTAATCTCTAGCCCTGACCATTAATAAAGCTAAATCATGCCCGTGGGCATAATCGCTATACTTTATTACCCTTGCGTCCATTTTGATTTCGCCGACCCTTCTTCCAGACTCAACGAGCTCCTTCACTATTTGAGCATCATTAAACTCAACAAGCTTTACTGATCCGCCCTTTTCGTTGACTACGGTCCGAACATTACGCAAATTGCCTACGACATGAGCGCAGGTCCAGACGAAAGTAATGTCCTTGCCGTCAATTTTACGAGTAATTAAAACTCCAGAACCCTCTGACCTTCTATATTCACCTTCCGATTTAATTGTTACTGAAATATTTTGCAGATATTCTGCAACTTTTCTCCTATCAACCTTTTCTTGGCTTAAAAGATTATTAAATACAAAAACAAAAGGTAGGAGAAAAAGTAATAATTTATGCATAATTAATGTGTGGTTGGGATCATTATGAAGTGTTTTACACTAAACCATCTGGAATTTTACAAAAATATGTAGAGTTTATGATCGCATCGAGGGGCCATTTATGTCAGACCCCATTCCCATGCTTTGAGCATTAAAGCTCGAATGGTAAACATTGAGGGCATTTGTGCTATACAGAGCATCAATAGGAAGAACAACCTCAGAGTCTAGGTATTCTATTATTTTCGGAACACTTTGGATGTTGATGAGTTGAAAGTGGGTTCCTCCGTAAAGGGAGTGTATGACGGGATTGCTGGATGGCGAGTTGTTATACTTCTGGTTTATGTCGTATATTATTTTCTTGGTCTGCGAGGGTTTGAAGTTTCGTGATAACGGATGACAGTAATCAATTTTCTTTATTTCGGGAGTGCTGGACCAAGTGCTTCTGATAATATCCCAGTCTTCTGGAATGGCATGATTGCGGAGGGCATTTTGTAGGCTATCTAGTGATTGCCCGCTACTTAAATCGCAGTCGTCCTCAAGAATTAGAATGTTGTTAGCGGGAAGATCGGCGATATTATTTAGTAGAGTATAGTGTGAAAGGTAGCACCCTAAAGTGCCCGCATGATATTTTGCGTCGGGCTTATCTTCTCCTATAAAAGATTTAGCTTTGTCGAACTTGTTGCGCTTGTAGAAATCATAATACTCTCCGCCTTTTGAAATTGACTCTGTGCTGGGATTAATCGCACTGAATCTGCTATACGGGAAGGAAAGTCTGGAGAGCTGATGCTCCATGAGTAACTTTCTGTTTTTGCGGTTTTTTAAATTAATATAATATATATGGTCTATCATCAGTCATAGTTTCCTTGGGATAGATTGTTCCAGCCCGCACCGAATGGATCCTCGTCTTCTTCCTGCATGGAATGCTCTGTATCCAGCTCTTTTTTCTTGTTTTTAGTTAACTTCGCGGACATTCTTTGGCCGATCCAGAAGGCTTCAAGTAATAAGGATCGAACGGCTTCTAGGTTAGAAGAGCCCTGCTCGGCACAATGGTGAGCTACCTTCAGGACATTGCACAGCGTTCTCTTTTCGTCAAAAGGTTTACTCATTTCGAGCTTCATCAGGTCGGAAACTTCTTTTGTGAAGGGTTTTGGTTTGTATTCGCTCATATAGGAATATACACTTATTTAAAAGCAATAATTAAAGGTATCCAAGTCTTCTTTAAACATTTTTTCGGCAGCATTCCTCGAGTCGTGACTATAGTGCATCCAGTAGGGAGACTTATTTCCGGAATTGTTTTCGTGCGGCAAGCCCTTATTTAACCCGACAACCTTTGCCACTAAAGAGAAGTCTTTTTGTAAATTTTCGAACCTGCCAATGAAATTTACCTCCATTGAATCATCTATGTATGCGAATTGTTTTTGATGTAATGCGTCGAAGTGCTCAATACAATTCGACTTGAGGTCTTTTCCTGCAGCAAGAAAGTCTGCACCCTGACTGCATGCAGTTAAAACGAAATCCTCAAAACCTCCAATATTTTCCATGTTGTAAATGCTTGAGTCGGGACGTAGGCCATTTTTCCAGTCTTCGGTTACTCTCTTGTGAAAACAGTAGAAAGAATAAAGTGACGCAAACGGATTTCGTACAAATGTAAATTTAAAAAAGTTGTCATACGCTTCCTTGCCTCGTTCCGGAGATGGTTCTCCGTTAACATGAAAGGCTGAAGAGCACATATGAGCTTTAAGATCTTGTATGTTTGAGTGTTTACCTTCGCTATCTAGCACTTTCTCCCCAAAAGCGGACTCTATACTCGTTCCGCCAGATTTGGGCGCATGGGCAAATATTGCTTTATGTTTTAGGCTTATCATTTATTTCGTTGATTAATTAGAATTTTCATATTATTCATTCTCCAAATTCATACCCAAAATATTCAATGTCCTTTGCATGCTTTTTCGTAACGAAGTCTATTGTTTCTGTCAGAATGTCTGAGATAATGGAGTAAAGTGTTCCTTTCGATTTTAGGCGAAGCGCTACTTCGTGGTCGCCTTTTACTATGAACTTATGAATATTTGGTTGATTGGGAATCATATTGGTATGATATAATTCCTTCTTATCGTTGCCGCTAATAATATAATACTCAGTTGTGTCGTTGAAAATTAAATGCTTATACCTCCATTGCTTCATGTTATTTACGGCATCCGGCCACCTCGTTTCTTCGGGAACTATATCTGGATGAATGGAATACTGTGTTGAAAATGCAATTGCTTTCTTCACATTAATATCATTCGCGAATTGTATGGCGCTATATGCGCCCATGCTATTGCCTAGTGTAATAACCTCTTGATTGACAAGCTTGGATTTTATTTTGTCAACATCTATGCCATTATGCCAGCTTCTTTCCTTATCTGAAACAAACATTATATTGAAATTAGTTTGATCTGAAAGTTGAATAAACTCTTTTTTAAAATCATTTCCAGTCCCAAACTCATGAAAGACTCCAGTAAAGGAAATTATTGTCTTATTTGCTCCGTTATCAATATAATCTACAAGCGTGTTCATCTTTTAATCTCCAAATTCATATCCGAAATGCTCAATGTCCTTTGCGTATTTTTCCGCAACGATTTGTTTTGTTTCGTCATCGTAGTATTCGGTGTAGTGTTCGTGGTGGCTTTTATGTTTATGCGAAAGCTCTTGGCTTTGGATATTCATTTTACGGCAGGCAATATTAAAATCTTCTTGAAGATTCTCAAATCGGCCAATAAGGGACACTCTTTGGTCTCCTTGATCGTTGAAGAGTTTGGCTCTGGTATCAAAGTAGGGCATGACGTGGGACCACCTAAAAAACGAAAATTTGTTTTCACAAAGAACGAAATTTTTAACGAAATTAGAAAAGTCACGTTGGGTTAAGCTTTTTTGTTCGATTGGATTGGAGGGGTGGGAATCCCAGATAAAAGCTGAAACGAGCCTTTCGTATGGATTCCTCACAAACCCGAAAGAGAAATCAAAGGAATGTAGGTTGAAGTTTTTAAATTGAGGGAGATCATATTCTTTATTTGTCCACAGTTGTTTGCTTGGAGCCTGATTCGTGGGGTCGATAGGTATTTGATGCCTCTTCATGACTTCACTGATTGATCCGCCTCCAGTTTTTGCTGTATGAATGAAAATATATTTTTTAACTTCCATCTGTTAGGTGTTTTTGATGAGATTTAGGGTGGCGAGCTGTTTGCTTCCGGTATATTTTACACTAATATCTGGATCGTAAAAATTCAATGAGTTGATTTTATTATTATAATGTTTATATTCGCCAGAATCATTGTAGTGCTCGCGCCTTATTATTTCTTCTTGAACTTTTTCTCTAAACGTAGATAAGAACTTGAAGTGTAATAAGGCTCCGGTTGTGGAGGCTAAAGATGCATGATTTAATCTTTTTGGGAGCAAGTCGTGAGTCGATGAGGAGTAGACATAATTGTGCCGCCAGTAAACTAGTGGTATTTTGTTGAGGGCTGGAGCTTTGGTCGGATCATCTGGGCAGAAGAATCTTTCCCGAACTCCCCCCTGAATCCAGAGGCCCTCTGTCGGGGGGTCTGGGGTAAAGCGATAACCATTTTTATCAAAATAAGAACAAAAATCTAAAGGATTAGACCCTTCGGAATATGGTAAATTTTCTTTAGAATACATGTCTATCAGAATAGTAGAAAATGAATCTTTATTTTTACGCTCTAAATATTTAATTAAACCTAACATGCCCTCACTCCCGACATCGGGAAAAACAAAAAACTCATCTGGATCGCAGGTAAAGCACCAGTGGTTGACTCCGTATTGGGATAATAGATAATTTAACCAATGCATACCAAATGCAGATTTTTTATAGCTCGCATCAGTATGGTAAACCGTAATATCATTTTCATTAGCAACCATATCAAGAAATCCGTCAGTAGAACCATTGTCAATAAAGAAAAAATGATTAATGCCCATTTCTCTATAATATTTTAAAAAAAAGGGTATTCTTATAGATTCATTTCTTAGCGTGCAAAAAAGCAAAATATCATTTTTAGATATAGGGTCGCCCGATTTCATGAGCTTTAAGCATGCTCTAGATTTTTTTGAAGCAGAGTATGTATTTAGGAATTTTCTGTTCATCTGGCCACGCTTATGCCGCTATCAAGGTTCCCAAAGTCAATGCCCATTTTTTTATGGTATACGTTGATTGCATTAGTCGTATACAGGGAGTCAATCGGAAGAAGGGGTTCGGAGTCTAAATACTCAAGAATTTTAGGTATTGAGGATACCTTAACAACCTGAAAATGCGTGCCGCCAAAAATGGCACCTATTACCGGACAGCAAGCCAGACAATTGTATTTTATATTTACTATTGCGGGAATCAGCTTCCTGATCATTTCGGGCTGAAAATAAAAGGAGAGCGGATGGCAGTAGTCAATCAGAGTTAACGTGTTTGAACTTGACCACATGCTCCTGATGAGGTCCCAGTCTTCCGGAGCTTCTGCGATGGCTTTTTCTATGTCGGGGATGTTTGAGTCATTTAGCTTGACGTCATCTTCAATTATTGCAACGTGGTCCAAGTGTTGGGATTCTCTTTGTATTTTCTTCAAGAGATTGTAGTGGGACATATAGCAACCAAGCGTTCCGAGTTGGTATTTCTCTAAATTAAGAACATCGAGCTTTTCATCGAAATAGGCCTTGGACTCAAGAAATCTATTCCTTTTGAAGAACTTATGGTATTCGCCACCTGACTGAATGGATCTTGAGGTCGGCTTAACCGCAGGGAACCTCTCAAAGGGCAATTGGGTAGTTGAAAGCTGAAGGTTTGTTGATTCTGCTTTTTGTGTGTCTTGATCTAGATTAATGTAAAATATAAAGTCGAGAAGTTGTTTTTTGGGGATTATTTTTTTTCTACCATAATTGAATTGCGGGCTTTCAATAAACTCGTTGAGCTCTTCCTCTTTCATGCTCCAGAAGTCGGGGTATGTTGACTTATTTGTTTCGAAATCGCTAAAAGGGTGGTTGGTGCTGCTTACGAACGAAAAGGACTCCCCTTTTATCTTGGATAAGTTCAGGGCTTTTTCGAGAATTGTTCCCAGAGGGGCTGAGATGCAGTCTTCTTTGTTCCAGATTGATGAGTCGGACTTAAGGAAGGCTTTGTAGTGATCCATTGACTCTTCTGAGCTATAGTCGCTAGGAATGGGCCTGTAATAGTTTTGGAGCCAGTAGGTGTTGGAGAGGGCTTTTGTTATTCTTTTAGCTCCAGAGTTTGTGACGTAATAGCATTTTAGGTCGCCAATGGGTTCTGTGGATAGATTTATAATATCAGATTTTTCGTTGATATTCGGATTTATGGATAGGAAGGAAAGGAAATCAGAGTAGCAAACATTATCCTCTAAAATGAAGGCTCCGTCCAAACCTTCGTCTATAATGCGTTGGTATAAGGAGTAGTGAGTTAGGTATTTTCCGATCTGATCGGGATATTGGGAGAAGAATAACTTATGAGGCAAGCTTACTGGGTCTAGGGTCAAATTAAACTCTGAGGAAAGCGATGCATAATCATCGGAAATTAAGGGCTCAACCCTTTCCCAGTCTTGGGGGTTAGAATCCTTTAGGAGAGATAAAACATTCTGAAGCTTAAACCATCTTTGTTTATCGACTCCACTTATGAAGAAGAATTTGGAATTCATAAGTTGGGGCTACTTGTGTTTATTGAGCTCTTTTAGATATTCTGGCCAAAAAAACCTCCAAGCTTCGTAGTCGTTGTTTTCCTTCGCGACCATAAGTTCGTGCTCGTAAATCATAAGCCAATTGCGTTGGGATTCATTAAATTTAGTATCAGAGGGTTGCGGACTGTGTTTTGAAACGCAGCTTGTTAGCATGAGCAACAATATAATGAACCGCACATATTGTGTTACACGTCATTTTTAAAGTAGCTGGATATGGATTCTACTAAAGCGTCCTCTACATGCCTAACTTTTATGTAATTCTCAAGCTTGCTAGTGTTAAGGACACAATTAGAACGGGGGGTTTTAATTATTTCAGAGAAGCTCTCCAGACTATCGAAAAACTCAAAATCTTTATCGATTGGAGAATGTTTTTTTATTAAATCTACAACTGATTTAGTATCTGTGCTCCCTTTATTTGTAATATTGTAAATTCCGTGAGGAACTTTTTGCTCAAGCAGCTCTATAACGTATTTTGCGAAATCACCCCTATGAGATAAGGAGTTTTCGGCATTTAATAATTTGTCATAAGAAAGTAGTTTTGTTAAATAATTTCTTGGAGACTCATGTTCGTCAAACGGTATTCGTAATCTAAAAATGTACGACCTTGGGTTGTGTTTTAATATCATTTTTTCACACAGAGCTTTCGTTCCGCTATAAAAACTACCGTTTTGAAAATCAAAATTAGCCTCGTCTTTTTCGGAAAACTTTTTCGAATATCCGTTATAAATGCATCCAGAAGATATTTGAACTAAAGTGGAGTGATTGGTGGTGCAAAAATTAGCCAAGTTGGTGGGAAGGATAATGTTTCCCATAATGGTGTCACCTTTATTTGACTCGCAAGCATCAACATTTGGTTTGCCAACGTATCCCGCGCAATTTATTATTGTAGAGTTCTTGAAGGGTTTTTTCCAGTCGTTTTGGTGGATATAAGCATAACTGGAAAACGTTTTGAAATCCGTATAGTCAACATCAGACCTGCTGAGAGCAAGATAGTTTAAGCCTCTTTCCTTGAGCTCTTTGATGATGGCTTCTGCTATATAGCCATTTTTCCCTAGCACTATGTACATTATTTCTTAAACTTATTATCAATCCATACCTTATAGGTATATAGGGCCATTAGTATAGCTATAAAAAGTAGGCCGTCCGTCCAGTTTAATTCCCAGAGTTCGTTAAGTCCGTCCATTTATTTTTCTCCCATTTATTTTCTTCAAAATAAAGAATTAATCCGTAAAAAACACTTAATATTAATATGATAGTCATTTTAATAAACTTTCTGTAATTATTTGATAAGCTGTATCTTTTTCGTGCCAATCGAAAACTTTAACTTCTTTATTATTTAACTCTTTATAGTGGAGGAAAAAGTTTTTTGAGATTTCTAAAAACATTGGATCAATGTCTGATAGCGATTTATAGTCGCGGACATGAGAAGTTGGAACTCCTAAAATTTTGTAATCTTTATGGAGACCAGCTTTAGAACCTTCGTCTTCCATGTCAAGAACACCTATAACTTTGCATTCTACGACAGTGCCTCTATCTATGGGTATTCTGTTGTAAACTAGAATATCAAGAGGATCTCCGTCATCCGCATAAGTTGAAGGTATAAAGCCATAGTTTGAGGGATAAACCATAGCACTAGTTAAGCTTCTGTCGTACCTAAAAAATCCTAAGGGATCATATTCGTATTTAGTGCTTTTCCCTTTCGGTATTTCCACAACAGCCTCAACTATATTGGGACTCATTACATGGGGCTTGATTTGATATAAGTTAGCGCAGCTCATCAAGTAAATCTTCAAGGTTCATTTCTTCAAGGTCTCCAGACTCAGCCTGTTCTATGCTTTTTAAGGTTAACTCTTTCTGCTCGTTAACTTTTTCTTGAGAGAAGCCCCAAAATGTTATTTCCCATAAAATATGGGCAACCATTTCCTCATTTGTGAAATTAAGCGGATTGGAGACCTCGTAGCTAAGAACATCACACCAGTCGCAAAAATCAACCGCAAAATTCTCATCCGAGATTTCGTCGTACAGGAAGACATCAACATAAGGCTCTTCCGTATCCTTATCAACAATCCTGAAGTTAATTGCATATTTTTCCTCGGGATTGCTTGGCTTTTGCATTCGTATGGAGTCAAAGGCTTTGCTGAATGAGTAATCAATCTCCATCATCTTCTGGCGATATTCGGAGTCGCTATAAATACTATCCAGATAATACTCCCTATGAATGACGTTAAAAACTCTTTTGTAGCTAACTTTATTAATTAGATCCTTAAAGGTCATATTAGTTTATTTTTCAAAATATGGTTTAGTGGATTATAATATTTACCCTCATTTGTTTCAATGTAATTTAAGTAAATTTTTTTCTGAACCTCAATTAGTCTATTCTGGAGCTTAATTGCTTTGTCCTGAGTGTAGATAGTCTCCTTGAGCTCGAATATCTCTTTGCTTGCTTTATGGTTTTCATAAATAAGAAAGCTGATAATTAGAAAATATATTAATCTAAAAACAAAATCCCTCACACCTTCTTTTACACTTTTTTATTATATCTGGGATGAAGGGTGCTCAGACCGCAATACATTGCCCAAATAAATGAGACAATAGATAAATAGGACCCTTCTAGGGCTAGTGTTAGGGCTGTGAAAATATTCAGTATGCAGAAAATTAATAATAACCTCCCCAAAGTGTTTAATTTCCGCCAAGGTCTCATATAGATATATTACTTGAGGTCTAAGCCTTTTCCTGTAAAAGGGTTTTGCCCTCCAGTATTAACTTTTTTGCCTTTTTGGTTTATTTCGCCTTTTCGTATTTTAGTGGCTGAAACTTCTTGAATTTCCTTTGATAGCTCTAATTGCTCTATATTGTAACCTACTCCCCTCCCGTAAAAAATATCAGTAATGTTTGGAAGCTCTACCACTTTAATTCTATTGCCAAACTCGGGGCAGGCTGCATATATTTCATTCTTAACCCTCTCAAAGTCATATGGGTTTGATTTATCCGTTCCGCCCACATCTCTTAGAGCTATACAGCACTGACCTGACCTTTTTATTGATTCTTCGACTAAAGTCTTATGTCCGACGTGAAAGGGCTGATATCGGCCTATTAGGAGTGCTGTAGGAGCTTGATTGTTCCACATCTCTGGCTGAAGAATTCCTAGAACCTGATCGAGCCATTCTTGAGGAGTCCCCTCTTTAAGTTGAATGTCATATTTTGTTGGGGGTTCAAACATTTTGTTGGTGTCCTCAAATCTACCTTCCTGTATTCGGTTCACCCAAATGGTGAAATCCGCATTAAACAACCCCCTTGCCTTTTCGGTAGGACAAATAAAGTCCGCTACGGAAAAAGATCCGTATTTGGAGCTAAACTCACACAGTTTGCCCATTCGTCTGGAGTGTTCAAGCCTATCCTCCTCCGTGAAACCTAGATCTTTGCTGATTTCGGAACGTACGGCATCAGCATTAAACCAGACAGCTTTCAGTTTGGGCACCAAGATTTCCGCTAGGGTGGTTTTGCCACTTCCCGGAAGGCCCATTATTAATATTTTACGCTTTAAAGATTGCATACAGCGATATTACACGCAGTATCACTTCCATTTGCAATAATTCGGATCTTTAGACCTTCTTCTCCTCATGTAGTCTCTTTTTTGCCGCTTTCTCTCCTCGGGGTCTTTGGAGTCATACTTTTTCCTAGCTTTTCTTAAAGACTCTTTGCCCTTGAGCGATCCAGCATATTTTTTATGTCTATCGTCCACTTTGTTGGGTTGTGGGCCAGGAAAACTTTTTCAGCATATCGTCCACTATAGCTATATGTTTAACCAGGAAAATTTCTGCAGTATATCGTCCACTATAATTCTGTCTTCGCCCAGGAAAATTTTTCCATCAAAGAACTTCTTCTACATTACCCTTCTGTTTCAGTAGATGGTTAAATAGGGGGAAGACGTGGTCATCGCATTTATCTATGCTATCGGAGCCATAGGTGGGCCAGAAAACATCATAACTAATAAAGCCCTTCATTAGGTGGGCTTGCTTGTGCTCTTCGTGATTGGCGGGCTTAACATTCTCTCTAGCAACATTAACCAAGATACCTCCGTTAATCGTGATCCATTGAGCTTCGTTTTTAAATCTAACATCAGTAACGAAAACATAGTAATCAGATTTTAGGTATTCAACTACTTCGGGTTGAATTTTTTCAATCCAGCAATTTTGATCTAACTCTCTCCTGATGTTGGTTCCGTATGTGACGAGAAGCGGACGAATTAACTCCTTTTCTTTATCTTCCTCGGTAAAGGCTGAAATGCCTGTATATTTGGACAGCAGCTCATCGCATTCGCCTTTAAGGGCATCAGCAAAGGCTACCCTTACGGCTTTTTTGCCATGCTTCTCAAGGAGAAGTTTGGAACGCTCGAAGAAAGTGTCTTTGCCTGATCTAGCAAAACCTGATACTCCTATTAATTGACTCATATTTTTTGTTTGTTTATTTTGTTTACTCTAAATCTATTTCCATTTCTCCGTTACCGGCATCGAGAAGCTCTTTTATCTTCTCTTGTAGGGCTCCAACCATAACAAATGTATTAATATCAAACTCATTAAGGTACCTTTCCACTATATCATCAAGCTCAAAGCGAAATGCATCGGTCTGCTCATCGTAATCTTTTGGCCCTCCATAATTTACATCGTCATCGTCCACAATTAATAATAATTATCGTCCACTAATTTTCTATTGTTTTTTTTGATGTAGGGCCACTTGGGGGTCCGAAGTGTTTTCTGGGTGAATTTAGAGCTTCAGTTAGAGTCATGCCTTTTTTTTTCATACGGACAGAGATTGCTGCCGCAGTAAGGTCGCATTCTGGATGGGCATCTATAGCCTTTTGTGTTGATTTATAATAAACTCCTTTATAGGTCATTTCTTCCTTCTTGTCTAAGAGAAATTTAATTGCCTCTTCTGTAGACTGACCCATATGTTTGACGCGATACCAGACTGCTTTATGGTTCACATTATGCTTGTTGCAGGCTAATTGAGAAGAAGTGTATTCAACGCCAAAAACTATAACGGGAACACCTTGGCAGGTTGAGTCTACAGGTTTAGTTAAAGCCTCTTCTAGTGACAACCCTCCAATTTTCATGCGGTTGTCGACGGTAGAATCATCTATTCCATATTCCCTGCAAGCACCAGCCTTACATGGAAAAACTTTACCAAACACAGTGACCTGCTGTGCTTCGCTAGGGCCAGAGACAGCTCCCCCTATAGTTAGATTATATCCTTTGGGATATAAAGATCGTTCTTTAATATATTTTTGTTCTAAGGCGAGAAGCTCTTCTCTGGTATCAGCTGAGTCAATCTCTTTTATTTCAAAGTCTTCTTTAGGATATTTAAGCAGTGCTGGCTTGATTCCATTCGGATTATGTTTTGCTACTGTTCGCTTAGAAGTTTTAATGTGAAGCTTTATTCTCTCCTCTAGAAGTAAAAAAGTTTGACCTATATATAACCTCTTGCTTCCCTCCCCATTCCAATAAGGGGAATCTGGCCGAAGGTGGTGGATTAATTCGTAAATTTTACCACCCTCATCAGGATCACGACGGCAAATTGGCTTGCTAACTGCTTGTTCTGGACTCATGCCTAGATGGAGCCTGCTCCTTAAAGTCCCTACATTCATGCCAAATTTTTCAGCCAAAGCTACTCGCGATGGATAGATCTTGCCGAAACAGGTAATAGTTTTGTCTATAATGCCTAGATTTACAGCTTCTGTAGGAGACATTTTTAGTGTGAGAAGTCTATGCTGTAACATTGAATATGTTATACCGTAGGCTTCGGCTAGTTTTCTTTCAGAAGGGTAAGTTATGCCATTAGCTGTTATAGCTTTGGCTCGACAGCCATTTTCTGGTTTTGGTCTATCTTCAAGACCAAATGCCTGATTGATTGTCCATTTTCTTTTAAGTCTGAATTCGACCATTTTAATTTTGGTCTTAGTATCAAAACCATAATGCCTACAAGCTTCGCTAACTGAAGGGTATTTTACACCTTCAACGATTATAGGTTTACTGTTGTTTTTACTCATAATTTATAGTTCTTAATATTTCTAAACACATATTTGGAAGAAAGATTTCGCCAATTACTTTTCTCATAAAGTTTGGTGAGTAGTCGTAGGAAAAAGTATCGTCTGGCAGTTTATTGCTAAACTTATCAAGACAATTTTTGGGTAAGCCACAAATTAATAGAAGCTCCTTAATGGAAAGCACTCTGGGGTCGGACGGATGAACGTTATTTTGGCTAGATATAGACCCGTTGGTCATGGTTACGGTTGGCGCTGGCTCATCCCACCGCATCCTCTTGTACGTGGTCATAAACCCCTTGATTCTCCTGCCGTCTTTTTGTGGGTAGTGGATAGGGTTGTTGAATGCCGTATCGCCTTCTGGAGTTGAGCTCATCCACTCAACATGATTGTCGTTATGTTTCGGGGAAAAATGCCAAGGAATATCGGAATGTTCTCCATTGGTGAGGGAAGGAAGGTGCCCAATAGCATCACGAACGGATAGGGTTTCCTTATTTGGTTCTGGGTGGCTCCATTTTCCGCCCTTAGAGATTAGGCATATTGATCGACTGCGAGACTGGGCGGTTCCGTAATGCTTGCCGTTCAAAATATCCCACCTACAATCAAAGCCTTTTGGGAGTTTAGATCTAATGAAATCAACAATATTGATAGCTTTTTTTCTATAATTAATATAAGTCTTGGCCATCTGGGGAACATTTTCTATGAGCATATATTTCGGCTGAACCTTATTGAATATATTCATGGCATGGACAATTAGGCGGTTGCGAACGTCGTCTGATTCCTTCTGAGCATTAGCTATGCTCATTCCTTGGCATGGTGGGGTTGCAATAATTATATCTATCGGACCATGCTTTTCGCATGCTTTAACTATCTTGGATCGGGTTGATTGCAAGCATATGTCTCCGCATACAACCTCTTTTGTGTCTGGATGGAGGGCTTTGTAAAATTCAACCCTATCAGGTAGAATGTCATTAGCTACAACCACTTCGTGATCAAGGTCATTTAGGTAGAACTCGCCAAAACCTACATTGGAAAATAATGATAAAATTTTCATTTATAATAATTAAAAAAACTAACCTTAAATAAGAGAAAGAACCATAATTTAATACAATGACGTACAGAATCTAAGGTTAGCATAAAAAAGAGGAGGCCGTCATTATAACAGCCTCCCCCTTTAAAGTCAAGAATAAAAAACTTAACCGTTTTCTTCTTGCTTATTGAGCAGCCCAATCAATAGGCATAAGGTAACCAGTCCGGCCAAGCTGGCCTCAGGACCAACGAAACCATTGACGATTCCCTGAATGTTACCGATGACATTCATGCCAGCAGCTTCACCGAAGACAACTTGAGAGAGCACAAGCAGTCCTACGATAGACGTGAGTATTGTAAAAAGGCCACCAATGGCGCCCTTGAGTGTTGTTACTATGTTATTCATATTTTTAATGTAGGGTTAGAAGTTAAAGGTTAAGCCAGCGCCGAATACAAATTCACTACTGGTACTATCAGTGTCAATGTAATCAACTGACAATCCGACTGCAGTGGAATCAGAGAGAGCTTTTGTAGCATCAGCTCCAACATTGTAGTAATCAGTGTCCGTGCTAGACGAGGTTTCGGTGTTACCGATGGAGGCAGACAGAGAAAGGTCTGCAACTGCGGTTTCGATGTCGTGGGAGACACCCAACTCAAAGGTATAAAGAGAATCATCTAGATCCCTGTATACAGAAACGGAGGGAGACAAAGCAACCCCCAGACCAAGCCTAAGCTCGCCCTCAGAGATGGCTCCGCCGGGTACATCTTCAAAATGATTGATTCCAGCATATGCTGAAAGCAAACCATCTGCGAAGGAAGTGCCGACTCCTGCTCCCATGTGATAGCTATCATTGCCAACATCGACAGCTTGATTGCTGCAAACGTGGAGACTGCCATTTAGTGGGCCAAGATCATGAGCCAGACGTAGAGATGTTTGGATGGACTCTTCTGCCTTTTGGACTCCCCTATAGAAATAATCGGATGCATATCCGACTCTAACTGAGTTTCCCGCTAAGGCGGCGTTAATACATAGCCCGAAGGCTAATAGTGTTGATATGATTTTTGTTTTCATAGTGTTTGTTTTATAAAATTATTTTATTCTTATTTCTTTCCAAGCTACTTTTTTATCTTTTATTTGATCCCTGATGAATCTTTGTTTGGTGTTTAGTTGACTGTTGCCGCTCTTGACTTCTATGAGAGTTATTTCTTCGGATCCGAATGATATGTAGTCTATGGGTTTTCCTAGAAAGGAGCACTCCTCTGGGTCGAATTCGAATTGATCGAGGAAAGGAGCGAGAGTTTCAGCTATATACCCAAGCCTTACTTCTCCGCTTTTCTTTTGAGAGACAACCTTCTTGCGGGTTTCGGTCTCCTCGGTCAGCTTTTGCTCTAAGTCGAGTAGTTGGTTGGTAAGATGTTTTTCTTTAGCATCGAGCTCAAGTTTTCGTTCTTGTATTAAGTTTTGTTCTTTATCGAAACTAGATTGAAGGTTCTGTATAGTTTGATTAAACTGAAACTCTCTGCTTTTAGATGATTCTTCTTGTTGGGTTAATTGATCCTTTAAGAAAGTGTTGTTCTTGTTTAAAAAATCGGCGTTTAGTTTGTGCTTCTTGAGCGAATAAATTGTTAAACCTAAACATATAATACACCCTATTAGGGTAATTTCTAATAAAAAATCCAAAATTCACTTTTTTGTTATCGATATAATTCTGTCATGCCTAAAGGATCTGACTTGTTTCCTGCCAAAGCAATAAGCCTTGAATCCGATGTTGCACCTCTCGGCGTCTTTATTTCCAAACGAATTATAGAGGTCTATGCCTCCGACCTGATATGTTTTTGTCTTACCGTCGCGACTTTTGTAAACAATGTAATATCTATTTGAGAGAGGTCGCAGAATACTCTTTAGGAGTTTATTTATAAACTTAATTTTCTTCATCTAGCAATCCCCTTTCCTCGCAAATGGCAACGCTATATCCAACTTTATAATGAAAATTTTGGGAGAAACAAAGCAAGCCTGCGATTACATAGGGCTCCCAAGTGTAAAATCCAAAGTTTAAGAAAACTAAAACTCCAATAATTACCATGGGGCAAAATTTATTGAGGCTGTAATTTAATACTCTGTTGAATATGTTGTTTTTCATTTTTGATTTATTTCTATGTTCGCTTTTCCTAGAAGCTTTATTCCTTTATTATTTTTGTAAAAATATTCGTATACCACTCTGGAAATTCCCGACTGAATGATTAACTTAGAGCATTCAACACATGGGTTGATAGTAATGTACATTGTTGATTCCAAACTCGACTGTGTGGACCTTGCGAGCTTAGTGATAGCGTTGCTCTCTGCATGTAAGACTTCTGGCTTTGTGAGGAGAGCTGTATCGTCGTGCTCATCGAGCCTGATCTCGCAGGAATTGTCAAACCCGCTAGGGGTTCCGTTGTAGCCGTCTGAGATAATGATTCCGTCTTTAACAATGATGCATCCAACTTTCTTCCTGACTGCGGTAGAAAGCTGTGACCAAGTTTGACATATTTGTAAGTACGCTTCATCTAATTTAGATTGTGAAGCCATTATATTACGTTAATTGGGTTTTGTCAAGCTTTAATTTATGGATTCGGGGTCAGAAGTTTCCATTATAATTACGCCTTTATAACCGGGGTCATTAAGGGCTCTAAGTGAGTTGGCTAAGCTTTGGGCGTGAGCCTGAGCTTCATCCAAGGTCCAGTAATCTCTGGGCCAAGCCCTTCTTCCGTTTCTGGTTACAACATAAAAAACTGGGGGTTTACCTTTTCCAATTGATTGATTCATAATTATTGTTATATTTTTTTTTAGAGAAGGGTCTAGGCTTGTCTCCCTTACCATTCTTCTTTTGCTTTGTTTTTTTAGGGTTACAACTAGTGGGGGAACTCTGTTTCTTTTTCTTTACTGGTGGGTCCATACGGATTGATTTAACTTGTGTTGCTTTATTTTATAATAAAAATAAAACGGAAGGGAAAGAGCATATCCTGTCCACCATATTAAGAATGCCGTACCAGTAAAGGTCCAGAAGCTACTAAAGATAAATATTAAGGTTTCTTCCATATTTTATGCCCCTCAATATTGAGCAGGTCGGACACTTTAATTTGACTTATTGTTTCTTGGGTTCCAGATCTTCTGAAGAGTCTATACTTGGAGTTCCAAGGTTTGTCAACATAGGGGAGATCCCACCTTACTGCTTCGGATGAACTTAGCCAGCCTAGCAGCTTTTTCCTATTCACGAAAATAAACTCTCTCGATGTTTCAAATACTATAAAGTTTGCGGCTCCATATACCCATCCTCTCTTGCCTTTGGCGTCATCATACTCTATATATACCCATTGGTTGGCGTTTTTTCCATTTTTTTTCTTAATATCTACGGAAACCTTGAGTGGCTTATTGTCTATTTGACCTTCTAAAATTATGTCTATATTGAGTTTTTTTTCTGAGAAGCTAGGTTTAAGAATTTTATATCCCCTTGCTTCAGCAAGCTCCATGAAGAGCTTTCTGTAACTTTTAGAAGGCTGTGACATCACCCGTTGGTATCGTACAGAGCATTAAATGCTCTCGAGGTTTCCCTTGACTTCTTATACTTATTCTTAGTAATTGCATTAATAACTTCCTCGGTCACCTTGTCGTCATCTTCTGGCATTGTATACTTAACGATAGCCTTGTCTCTTTTCCTGACATCACACTCCCATTTTATGGTGTAACCAAAATTCTGTATGGCTCCAGATAGGTATTCGCAGGGTATCTCGGAGTCGTCGGATTCTTTTTCAGACCACAGAAATATGGGAACAACCCCCATCCAAGTCTCGTGAAAGGCTCCGATATTTACAATAGGCTCAACGGGATCGCTCCCCAAGGAACCCGCATTTCTCTTGTCCGCGACATTGTAATAACTTAAAACCATACCATCTTCGTATTTTTCATACAAATAAACATGAAAATATTTAAAGAGGTTAACTGGATTCCAGAAGCCCTCGTCCTCGTTTTGTATTACAATTCTATTTTGAGTTTCCTTGTTTAGACTTTTAAAGTTTTTATAAAAAAGATTAACACATTCAACAGCCGAATTGTGGTCGTTATTCGTTGGCTGAGTGAAGGGTTTGATTATTATTGGGTTGGATGGGTTGGACGGGAACCCTGCAGTCTCAAAGAACCAGCTATGAAAATTTAGTTCACTGGTGGTTGTTAGAATATCCTTATCGTCATCGCTTATAAGGCTATTGGTTGAGTCGGGATAGACGGATAGGGTTATGTTATTCTGGCGAGCCGCAATTCCTATAGATTTAATTTTAGATATAATTTTTGCGTAATCAGGAAGGCTCTCTAGGGAGATATTTAAGCTATCTGAGAAATCAGAAATTAAACTAAAGATGGAACTACTTATCCTGTAGTGAGTGATGTTTACTTTCGGTAGGAACTCTACGATATTTTCAGTTAACTGAAGGTTATGTAGGACTCTTGAGGATAGGTCGCCTAATGCCGACTCTTCCCCGCCACTCTCCCTTTGTCCTAGAAAGCTCTTTCGAGTCATGCCCGAAAAGGTGTATGACCCGTCAGACTCTTTCTCTTTTAGTAATTCGGATGTGCCAATTAGGCCGTACAATACGTTCATTTGTAATATAACTTACACCAAACTATCTGGGATTTCTGAATTTTTATTATCTTCCGAAGCTTTTTCTTCAGGGTTAGGAGTCTGCTCCGGAGCTGGTTCCGCATCCTTTGATATATAAAGAACATAGTCTGGCTTTTTATCGTTGTCCTTGAAGCGGTTGGGGAACATGACAACCTTCATCTTCTTCTTTACCCCTAACTCATCGACCTCAATGCTTCCAGAGAGATATTTACCCTTAGAGCTATCCCTCGTCCAGAATGCTCCGATTTCGCGTTGTTGCCAATCTGATTTTGTTGATTGTTCTTCTAACATGTGTATATTTTTTTATATGGTTATTATTTACGATTGCGAACTGACCGAGCCACCGAGCTCGATTCATTGCTTTAGAGATGTGAGTTTATACTCGAAGGTTTTCTTGGAGTGTGATAATGTGATTAAGTGCCCAAAGGGAACGAAGACTGTTTACTGGAAGTGGCTTAAGGGTTACGGAGCTCACGACTTTATAGATGAAATAATATTGGGTAGCGAACGCCAGAGCGGGCTAACGATAGGTAGAAAAGGTCTTGTTAGGTGTGATTTAATTGATGAAGGTAATTATGGTAGATTGATAGCTTCTTTAGGAAATATTATAAAAAAATAATAAAGAATTTCAATAGTTATCTAAACTTTTTTTGAAGAAGTCTCCACCTGTCTGAATCTATAGGTTTGCTTCCGCTATCTATGGCAAAAAGCATGTTAACTATTTCCTCAATTGAATTGTATATATATTTATGGGGCAACATTCCCAGCATCCATAGTGGAGTTTTAGCTTTTCCCCCTTCCATGCTTACGAATATGGGCTTTTTCATCCTAATGGCTGTAACTATTTCTTCTGCCGAGCCCCAACTGGCGACATCCGGAACAAGGTGGGCAATTATAAAATCAGATCGGTCAACTAGATTAAGGTCGTAAGATCTGACCGTTTTCATTCTTTCGGTAACTCTGTCATACTGCTTCGTCTTCATCCAAGTCTCCATTTCCTGCCTTGAGGCTTCATCCTCTTCTACATCTTTGATGAAAGGTTTTTTGTATGGATCGAAGCAGGTAATGGATAGCGGACTTAGCTTTTCCGTAACTTCTTTACGCCAATTCCTTCCGCTGAGGTATTGCATGTGTCCAACTAGATAGGTTTTAGTTTTAAAAAGTAAATTCATAGCGTTTATTAAAATTCATAATTAAATAAGTTTAAATCCGCCTCGTACACCTTTTCGGCTATAGCTTTAGATTTTTTTGAGTAGTGGTCTCGATATGATGATTTATCCCCTCTGTTTCTTATGTGAGGCAGGGTAATGATTGGCATATTGACTGTTTGGCATATGAGCGACCAGTCTCCCTTTAGACTTTCGAATCTACCGACAAAATCCACAAATGGGGCCCCTCCCGAGAAGGCATCCTGTGGGTCATGGAGAAATCTATGTTGAGGCAAGTAATGGAGATTGAACCTCGTCACTGGGGAGCAAAAATCTGGCGAATCGACATATTCACCGCAGAACTCATCGAAATTTTTAAATTGAAAGTCTTCGTCGACATTAGCATTAGAGCCCTCAAACTCAAGCCTTCTTTGGGAGTACTTAAATGCTGAAAGCAGTCTATCAAAAGGGTTTCGAACGAATGCAAAGGAAAAATAATTTAATTCAGATAAAATACCTTCAGACAAAAATCTATTCATGGGGTAATAGGCGTGGGCATAGTCTTGGCTGGAGTCATGGTAAATTGAGTGTTGGTTTGATTCTGGTAGAAAAACATACCTTTGAAGTTTATCGCCATTAACGGTATCGCTGAATGTTGATATGGTGGTTCTATTTGGATCCGCTTCCACTATAGCCGTAACGACACTGCTACCGGCTGTTTTTGGAATATGGTAAAATATAAATTTGTACTTTCGGGAAAAGGTCATTGTTTGTAATGATCCCTAAGGATACCGCAGAATTTTGAAAATGTCAAGACTATTATTAATCAGACTTAACATGCTTGCCGTCAGTAAGGCCTGCTCCGTAAGTATTTAAGTCAAGCCCTACTTTTTTGGAGGCTTTGAACAAAAGATCTAGATAATATTCGGGAGTTCCCTCGTCTTTGGCGTGGTATTCATCGCTAAATACAATGCCGTTTTTCTGTTTTATGCTAGGGAGGTTGCCTTGCCAATGATATTGTTTGAGGTTTTGGTTTTTCAAGTAACCTTTTCCTTGGAAGGCATTACCTACGAACTCCTTGAAAGACTTGGCGAAAGTTTTTCCCCTGTCAACTTGGAACATTATACCCCTATAGATGCCGTCGTGAGAATTAAGCTTGGATTTGAGGACTTTTAAGTCATCAAGATAGTCACCCTCAGGCTTTCTGTTGAAGTTTGGTAAGTGATAGGAGGGTTGAGCTTCATCTTGAAAAGCTACAGCAAGCACATTTTCCCTTTCGGCAGCCTTAGAGAAGAATTTTAATGTTCTTTCTCCTGAGTCCGCAATGATGCTTACCCTATTGTTATACAGGGATTCGTCGTTGTTATAATAAGGAAGTAGGGCATCTTTTAGCAGAGTGTCCTTCATAATATCTAGCTGTTTACGAGTTGATAAAATACTTCCACTGCCATCTACGTGAATCATAATATGAAGAGAGCCATTTGCGGGAAGATGATCGGAATTATACCCCCGATGACCTCCACGACCTCCGTGCCCTTCGCAATTAGCTCCATGCTCAGAGCATCCAGCCCCCATTCCTAGCTTCTCTGTAACAGAGCCGTGCATTAAGCCAGCGGCACCACCAGCCCCTGCGCCGCCCAATAATCCTCCCACTCCATCTGTTGAGGGTAATGGGGGGTTGCTGGGGTTCGAGGGGGAAGGAGAGGTGCCTACGCCCCCTAAAGCGGGAACAGTCTCTCCGTCCAAAACGGCTTGGCCTACTCCGGCACTAAGTCCGACCCCACCCGCTGCCGCAGCTCCAACCGAAGAAGCCCCCACTCCAGCCCCAATACCTTGACTTGGGAAGTTATAAGCATACAGCTCACCACCCTTTCCAGCTCCATACTCGGCCCCTTTGGGCTTAAAATTGAAGTCAATATCCCCAAGTTCAGAGTCATCATTCTTGCCAACTGGAACAAAGTTTTTGAATTCATTTTGAGCATCTCCATTGTCTTTTTTGACTGAAAAATTTAGATTATCTGAATCTGTTTCTTGATCTAGCTCTGCAAGTCTTCGGTCAAGTATTGAGAAGTCTACATCATTGGGACGATCTCTGACAGCTTTACCAGCATGAGCATTAATCCCATTGTGGCTGCTATGTAGGCCAATCCCAGCCCTATTACCCACGATATCCCTATCGCGATTCGTTTTAATGTGTGAAGTTTCATTGTTTATGTGAGACCCAACTGAGTAGTTTTCGGAGATTCCGTCTCCGTTAATGATTACTCCGTCAAGCCTATCTTTGTAAGTAAAATGATCAAGATCATCAGAGACTACAACGGAATGAGTTCTTCCTGAATCTATTTCTCTAACTATATTGGTGGTGGTTGGAGTCCTGTCTATGTAGGTGATCTGATTAACTCCCTCGGTTAAAGCGAGTTCACTATCGGATACTACGGTTGTGTTGAGGTCGGGCTCTAGGGCGATTATCGACTTAGGTTTAATGTCGTCACTTTTAATTCCGGTTATGATCAGGATTATAAAGCATAGGGTAGTGACATAGCTTAAGATTAAGTTAGTAAGAGAGGTTTTTTTGAAGTTTTTCTTTTCCATAGTTTTATATTTTTGAGGTCTGCTTTGGTATTATATTACACATATTTTATATTAAGTCTAACATTTAGAAAAAATTAATTATTACTTTAGGAAACTTTAAGGCGGCCGGATCTAGTGAGGTGGGATTTTTTGCCTACCACTGAACCTTTCGGGATTTTTAGTTTTAAGGAGATTTCTTGGCTAGAGACTCCTTTTTTGAGAAGCTTCAAGATTTGATCTTCCTCCTCTCTGGAAAACTCGTAGTGCTCCTGAGCTTTAATGAGGCAAAATGATAAATTATTTTTAACGGCAAAAGCCGACACTTGGCGATGGGAATACTTCCCTTCCATGAAAATTTCAGAAATCTGCCTGCCAGTATAACTCCTTACATTGGATAATAAAAGCAATCTTAAGCTCTCTCTATCGGAGCCCTCTAATGGAGTATTTTTATTCTCAGGGCGAAAGAAGCTTGATATGGCTTGATGGCCTTCCGTCACCCTATTGAATGAGTCATCGTGTAGGGCTTTGGGGCCAAGGTGGCATCTGATCTTGTCGAAGATTTTAATGGACATGCAGGAGATGGCTTGACGAGTAACGTTTAGCTTTTCAGCCATCTCGTATTGATTTAACCCTACCTCAAGGCAAGACAAAATCTTAATCTCTTGATCCGTAAGAATGTTTGAGTATTCTTTGATCATTTTCATTAAATAGCTGCACTTTTCGTTTCTGTCGTGCTCCTCAAAGAATGGCTCTTCCTCCCCATTTGTCTCTACGGCAACCTCATAAGTACTCTTAAAGCCATCCTCGGTAACATGCTGAAAGTCGGTCCTTTTGCTGACATAAGGAGAACGAACAATTTTATAATTAGTCCACCTTATGACATTCCTGACGAACGCATACGCTATCTTTTTAAAATCAACCTGAGATAACTTACCTCCAAAGTTACTTAAGATGTCATCCCTTTTCTTGATTAAGGACAGGTTAGCTTCGCTAACTAAATCTTCATGGGATAACAAGTGGGAGGAATACCTGAACTTCCCTATGATTCTGTTGATATCATCTTGGTAGTTATTTAAGTAGGAATCAAAAATGTCTGAATCGGGATGGGGAGATATAACTTCCACACTAAGGAGCTCGCCGGTGTTTTTGTTTATATAATCAGCTTGTTTCTGGGATTTTGTTTTGATTGTTCCATCCACATTCAGTGGGGCATTTTCTTTTCTCAATCTTTCCTTCTGACTGTCGTGGGTTTGAATTTGCATTTTGAGTTATAGTTTTGTTTTATTGGCTAAGGGCTTGGGGTAGGGTATTCCTTGCTCCAACTTACTTGGCTTGTTGTTTGGCTCATAATTTTCCTTAAGTAACTGATCTTGAAGCCTAGATCTTTAGCGGCGTCTTTTCTGCTATTACTGTTGCTTGATAGAGCTTTTTTAATTTTGGGGATTAAATCGCCTAAACGCTTTTGCCTGCGAACCCTCTTAGTTTCATTTATTTTAGACCTTCTTTTTTCATCAGCCTCCTTCGATAGTGGGAAGGGTTTGAATCCTTCAGCAATTTTCCTCTTCATGACTTCTTTTTGAGATTTAGAACGAACTTCACTGCTCACTTTTTTAGAGTTAGAGAAAGGCTTTGGGACAGGGTATTCTTTGTTCCAGTTCGTGCTGGGGAACTTTGCCATTAAGCAATAGAACTTATGCCTGCTAACTCCTAGGTGATTTGCAGCTTTGGATCTATTTCCGTCTGTATGGATCAAGGCATTAATAATCATTTGGCGAGTAGACTTCATGACTTGCTTATCCCATTTAACCCACTTGCCTTTGTAGATCATGCCCTCCCTATCTTCAAGAGCTAGGACTTTACCTTTATTGTGGACATGAGACCAATTTTCATCACCCTTCTTAAAGCCTATGGATTTTATGCGCTCATAGTCGGTAGTATTGAATCGATTTGTCTTTTCTGGAGCCCTCTCAATTGCAAGTTTGTATAAGACGTTGTTTTCATTTGGGAATGAAGCAGTCCTAATTTGATCCCACTCTTTCACCCTAAGCCTGACATTGTTGGCGTTTTTATATTTTTTGTGAAACATAAAACCGTGAACAGCTTTAATCTTAATTCCTAGGCCTTCTTGGGCTGTTCTTTTAGATAGAGTATCCTTTGCAAGAACATAAGATTTCGCTTTAATGAAGGTCTTAAAATCCAATTCAGAGCCATTACTGTATTTCTCTGTATAATTAATGTTCCAGTATTGATCTACGTCAAAAAGCTGACGCCTAAATTTATATTGAATATTTTTGGGTTTCTTCATATAGGAGTCAGTATAGCACGGGGAAATGGAAATGTCAAGCTTTTAGGCTCTATGGTATCGCCCTAAAAATGGTGGAGGTGGCGGGAATTGAACCCGCGTCCTGATAGTCTTCAAACAGACACATCTACAAGCTTAGTTAGTTTCTTTTAGAGTTGTTGATACTAGCATCGAACTTCTTGTTACCATTATTTACCCCCGCTACGCAGGGGACTCAGTTTATTAACAAGTAAACCTTTTCTGTTTTGCAGAAAGATGACCCCCTATCCAAGACATCTGCGTCTCTTGGTAGAAGGTTGGCAGCCTATGCTGCCAAGGCGAGCTCGCGACTCTTGAAGCCGAAAGCTCTAACACGGTTTTTGTTGCCATGTACAACGTTGCACTTTTTTATCGAAGCCAAGTGCATCTCCGGCTTGCAGTGTAAGAATCCAGCATCAGTCGAATCCAGTACACCCCCAAAATTTTCAAAGAACAAATGTAATATACACTATTAGAGTAGTGTTGTCAATATATTTTTACTAAAGGGTCGCCCCAAGAAAGTAGGCGTGGCCTATCGGGAAAGAAGCTTGATCCATATATAAATAGACCGTTTTCCGTGTCTTCTGGCCCCCCTATCTGAGCATGAAAGTTGAGGTCAACGACTTTATTGTCACTAATGGCGGAAGTGATACCTTCCGATTCGAGAACCGCACCTTTTATGTAATAAGCCATTTTCATTTCTTCTTGCTGTAGGGCTCCGTTGCAGTTGCAAACTGATCGGGGGTCTTGCATGATTAGAACTAGGTTGTGCTTTTTGGAAGTAAAGAGATCGCATAGAGCCTTGGACTCCTTAATGTCTCCCATTAAGGCTCTGATTTGGACGTCAATTCTCGATGGATAGTTGTAGGCTCTGGTATATTCTAGGCTAGTTCCTATCCTGCTTAGTCTAGAGCTACCCATTGGGGCATTAATGGTGAAGCCTTGTATGTTGGCAGCCCCTTCGGAGTAGTCGTTAATTTGGGCGAGTTGTTTTGATAGGTATCCCGCATTATCTAAAGAGATTCTTAGATCCCCCGGCTTTATGCCAACGGAGCCTGGCTCAAAACTTATATCCTCTATACCCTCGAGAGTTTCGTAAAGAAAGCTTTCGTGTGTGTCGGGTATACTGAATTTAATATTGGGATCAGGACAGCCCTTTTTGAAATTGTAGGACGGAACGGGTAGGTTTTTAAACCCCTTATAGGACTTTGTGTTGGCGGCTTCAAAACTGAGCCTAGCTTTAGGCAGGTCTCCCACCTCTGCGGTTAGGGCATATTGGCTTAGGTGGGCGTTACCTATGCCAACAACACCAACGTCGTCTCCAAAGCTCTCTAGGTTTGCATTTACAACATCATGTCCATCTGGAACTTGAATTGTGAAAAAGTTTTGGCCAAAAAGTCTACTTTCTGGCATAATGTGCCTACTGAAAGCTTGATGTTTCCCGTCAATAATGAAGCCAACAGCCTGCTCATTGTAGCCGTCTGCAAGATAATATTCGAAATCTAGGGTGACATTTGGAGTTTCAAGGAAGGTTTTATCTCTCCTTGCCGCATGCCCGTACTCGTTTATATCTATAAAGTTAGTTTGAAAACCATGGTTTATGCCGACTATCCTGTGAAGTTGCCTGACTTGATTGCCTCCATCTATCTCGTTCCAGTGCAGGTTTCTGAACTGATCTTGATCATCTGAGGCATGGTTAGAGAAGTGGTTCCCTGTGGCATCGAAGGATGTATACAGGAACTGACTTGCATAATTAACTCTATTTCTTTTTGACGATTTTGGCATTGCACACAAATTTATTATCTACTACATCTATTTTTACACTTTTAGACTCGTTGTTGATAATAAACTTAGCAAGAATAACTTCTATTTCGTTTTGAATGATTCTTCTTATCGGCCTGCCCCCAAGATTTTCTGATATAGTTCTCTTGAGAACTTCTTTTTTTACTTTCGGGGAGAAGTACATTTTAATATCTTTATTCTTTAGTTTTTTTCTAACTTTGGCAAATTCTATTTTAATTATTTCTAATAAATTTTCGTCTGAGAAGTTATTAAATAAAACAATTCCATCAAAGCGGTTAACTAGTTCCGGACTCAAGGTTCGTTTTGCTTGCTCGAAGATTTTATCTCGGCTAGATTCCTCGCCATCAAGAAACCCGACGGAACCTTGCTTGTCTAGGAGGTTAGCTCCAAGGTTACTCGTTAGGATTATTATAGTATTTTTAAAGCAGGTTTCCTCTCCTGAGTTATCAGTTAGCCTTCCTTCTTCTAGGATTTGAAGCAGGGACTGAAGGACTGTGGGGTGAGCTTTTTCTACCTCATCGAACAAAAGAACGCAATGGGGATCCCTTTTTACTTTTTCCGTTAAAATTCCACCTTTTTCATAACCTACATATCCGGGGGAGGAGCCGGAGAATTTGCTTACAGAGGTAGATTCCGTGAACTCGCTCATGTCGAAGTAAATTAATTTTTTGCTTGACCCGAAGTAGTTTGCGGCTAGGGACTTTGAGGTTAAGGTTTTTCCTGTTCCGGTTTTTCCGAGGAACAAAAAACTTCCTATGGGTCGAGCTGGGTCCTGAAGCCCGCAGTGGGTCTTGAATAGGGCATTGGATATTTTTTCTATAGCTTGAGTCTGTCCGATGACCTCCTTGTTCATTCTTGGCTCTAGCTCAATAAGCTTTTTGGATTGGGATTCATTTAGGGTCTCGATGGGTATATCTAAGTTAAGGGAAACTGCTTCCCTGATATTCTGACAGGTAACACTGGGTACATTTTTACTTTTTCTTTTACCCCACTTTTCTAGAAGTTTTTTATAAGATTTAAAAATTACATCTTTTGTTTGCGTGTCAATTTCTTCGCTGGCGAGAGCTTTTTCCATTTGATTCGCCATTGGGGGTTTTTTAAAGAATTTTATTTTTAGGGAGGATCCGGCCTGATCTAGGAGGTCAATAGCTTTATCTGGGAGGCGACGATTGTTTATGTATTTTACTGAAAGTCTTATCGCTTCATCAATGGAGTCTTCGCTGTAGCAAACTCCGTGAAACTCCGTATAACTAGAGGCTAGGTGGGATAGAATTTTCTTTGCCTCTTTTTCTGTCGGTTCATTAATTTTTATAGTTTCAAACCTGCGCCTCAAGGCGGGATCTTTTGCGAAGCTTTTCTTGTACTCTTCGTGTGTTGTTGAACCTATGCATTTTATTTCTCCACGAGCGATATAGGGCTTAAGCATGTTAGCCGCATCTAGGGATCCCTCGGAGTTTCCGGCTCCCATTAGGGTGTGTATCTCGTCGATAAAGATGATTATATTTTTTTGATCCTTGACCTCTTCTATGAATAGCTTAAACCTCTCCTCGAATTGACCTCTGTATTTTGTGCCTGCGACCATTGAGGGCAGATCTAGGGAAACAATTTTTTGATTAATTAAATAGTCATTTGAATCTATATTGTTAATTTTGTTAGCAAGAGCTTCTACGAGGGCCGTCTTACCTACCCCCGCATCTCCGACAAGAAGGGCGCAGCATTTTGTTTTTCTACACAAAGCTTCCTCTATTTTTGAGATGTAGGTAGGGTTTGGTGATAGATGGTTGAAGCGACCCTCTTTAGCTAGAGCATTAAGGTCGACACTATATGCGTCTATAGGTTGATTTTGGTTGGGGTTTGGAGCTCCAAACGGGGTAGAAGTTGAGAATGGGCTAGGGTCTGAGGGTTCAATATTCGGATCGCTGACAATATCATGAGAAAGAATCTCGTCAAGAATGTCTTGAACCTCTACAATGTCAATATCGCAAGCAATGAAGTAATCTAGGATGTTGGAGTTGAAGTCATTTAAAATCGCATACAATATATGTTCCACACTAATATAGGAGTGGCTGTTTTCTTTAGATAGGTTATAGGAATAGTCTAGGCAGCCCTTAACCTCTTTCGAGAAAAGAGGAACCCTTAACTCCTTAGATCTCTCTATATAGCTTAGGTTGTCGGTGAGTAAAATTTCTAACTTGTCAAATTTTTGCCCAACCTTAATTGCTATAAAGGGTATTAAGAACGAATCCACCTTAATGAAGGAGAGCATTAGATGCTCTAGGGTAACCTCGGGATGTGAAAACTTTTCCGCTAGCTTTTTCGCTAGCGCTAGTATCTCCTGAGATCTTGGAGTAAAGTTAGCTTGCATATACTATTTATACACGTGCTATTTAATATCTGTAAGTTTCATGTAGATTCTTTCATCAACGATAGACATGGAATCTATAAATAAAATGTCGCTAGCTTTCCTCCCTACAACTATAAGTATATTATCTTTTTCGGGGACTTTTTTTCCACTTTCAATGTATTCGGTACAGGCTAATTTTCTTCTAGAGTCAACCATCATTGCGGGCATACTGCCGGATTCATCGGCTAAAATGACTTTAATGTATTGGTTTCCGTTCGCACTAGTTTTCCTGAATGAATCTTCAACCACCCCAATAAACTTAGCTCTTTCGTTATCCTCCATTGAGTTGTAGTGGAGGGAGTTTTTGATTGAGTTGTTCTGATCTTGAAAAACATCCCTGAGCTTATGTGAATAGCTATAGCCTAGTAGCTTTTTTTCAAAATACCAGTTAGCAAAACTCTCGTATTGAACATTCTGCTCGTAAATCTTTTTATAATTATCATATTTCTTCTTAAAGGTTTCGAATCTAGAACTCTTCATGAGAGGCCTTCCGTCATCCCCAACTAGAGACTCCCTCTTTGCGATATGGATAGATTCAAGTATGTCAAACTTGTACTTTGGCCCAAGAGATATGAAATTCCTTTTCTCTCGGTCAGTCAGAAGGTTGAAGGCTTGAGCTTCCAGAACTAACCTAGGCCTACTCAGATCAGAGTCCTCGCTTAAAGCTCCTGCTTGAATGAGGGCAGAAAGAACTCCTATGTTTAGGCCGGCTTGCTTGGCGGATAGGAATACATCGTACTTGTTTGAGTTTGAGGTGTCCCTAAAGCTGGATAGAGACTCTAGACTTTTATGGCTCACTCCCTTTATACTGTTAAGGCCAAATCGTATATTCGACCTGTCAATTGTGAAATCAAATTCAGACTTGATGAGGTTTGGTTGGAGGAGGTTGACTTCAAAATAAGCAAGCTCTCTACTTATCTTTGAGATTTCGTCTTGGGGGTTAGGCTCAAACTGAGACATTCTTAGTAGACTTAAGAAGAATTCTTTGGGGTGATTGAATTTTAAGTAAATAGTCCATGCGGAGAGGGTTGCGTATGCAATGGCATGAGATTTGTTGAAGGAGTAGTTTGCACTGTCTTCTGCCACCCCCCATAATACGTCGCCCACTTCTTTGGGTAGATTTTTTTCTTCTATCTTGTCTTGAATCTTTTTCTTCCAAGCTGGCATTTGATCTACCTTCTTTTTTCCCACAATTCTTCTGAGCTCCTCCGCCTCTTCAAGTGTGAAGCCAACCTTCACTGCCATCTTCATTAATTGCTCTTGGTATAGCGGAATGCCTCCAGTATAATCAAGCACGCTATCAAAGAATTCGTGAACACTTTGAAAATTGCCAGAAGAGATATAGTCTGCGTATTTATCCAGAAACTCAAGGGCTCCTGGTCTGGCTATAGCAACCACAGCACTAAGCTCATCCAGATTTCTGGGTTTTATTTTTTGGCAGACACGAAAGTTTGTGTCGGCTTCAATTTGAAACAATCCATGAGGGTTCTTTAGGTCTTGAAGGGGTTTGAATACCGCCTCGTCCGATAGATCAATGTCATAAACATTGATATTGATAGACTTACAAACATCGTATATAACGCTTAACGTTCTAAGGCCAAGAATATCGAACTTTACCATCAGTTCGGCAACCCAGTTCATATCATAACCAGTCACAAGGGAGCCGTCGTTTGCTCTTTGGGTTGGGCAGATGTCTGAAATTTTATGGTGGGAAATTGCAATTCCGGAAGGGTGAACTCCAGTGTTTTTATTTAACCCTTCAAGCTTTATCGCAATCTCAAAAACTCCTTCATTCTCGGAGGCCCACTGATCGAATCTTTGGCTTTCTTCTCTAGCTATACATAGGGGTGCGACTTTGCCGTATTGCTTTGGGATAAAGGAGCTTATGTCGTTGACTTCCCTCTCTTGAAGCCCTCCCACTATCTTTCCGCATTCTTTCACACACAGCTTTCCGCTTAGAGTATTTAAGGTAAGAATATTGGAAGTTCGGTCTGGGTGCTTTTGTTCGATATATTTAATAACCTTATGCCTGTGTTCATAAGCTATGTCGTTATCTACATCTGCAAGGAGACTTCCGTCTAGGTACGTTATTCCGTCCTTCTTAATCTGCCTAGCCCTACTTTTGGATACAAACCTCTCGAAGAATAAATCGTACTTAATGGAGTCAACTTTTGTAACATTAATTAAGAATAAAACTAGAGATCCAGCGGCAGAGCCTCGACCGGGGCCTGTCGGTATATTATTTTCATGGCAAAAATTTAATATATCCCAGTTGAGCAGAATATAATCAATAAACCCAAGCTCCTTAAATGTAGATAGTTCGGACTTTACTCTATCGTAGTAGCTTTTTTTGTTTTCAAGCTTGTCAATACCCTTACTTTTTATCCCGTCACTACAGAGCTTCCTTAGGAAATCGTAATTCGAGATCCCTTCTTCTATGCCGAGCTTGGAGTAATATTTATTATCAATCTCAATTTTAGGCAAAAGAACTCCTGCTGGGGCATAGTTTTTGTATTCGGAGAATTTTTCTTTAAAAGATTCAGAGCTCATACACTAACCTCCCACAACATCTTTTTGAATACCTCATAGTTTTGCTCGATGTCATACATTGCATCGTGAAGCTTTTCTTTATCGATTTTTATGTCATAGCTCTTACATAGATCAATAAGCTTTTTCTTGCTTTTTCTGTCTATCATGTTATTTAATCGGTATTGCCAGTTGAAAAAATTATCATCTTTTTTGAGGTTGATTTCGTTTTTAATTGCCTTGGCTAGACATAGGGTGTCAATAGATCTGGACACGTAGGAGTAGTCTGGTTTTTTGCCCAAGCACCTTCTGTATATGCCGTGTATATATATGTCAAAGCCTAGGGTATTGTGGCCAACATTAATATAGGATTCGTCATAAAGGTATTGCTCAAAATCCTCTAGTATAGGCAAGGCTTCTTGAGCCTTGCGGTTGTACTCGTCTTGGGTCCATCCAGTCATCTTTGCAGCGGCATCGGACATCTTGAGGTCTTCCCAGAGTATCCAGTAGTCCTTTTTCTTGACTACCTTCCCGTTGTTAATCACCATAAACCCTAACTGCCAAGGCTTGTTGTCCAGAGAGCCTAAGTTGAGGGAGCATGTTTCAAAGTCAAAAAATAGATAGTTTTGATCTCTCTTGAATCTTAAAAGGTCTTCGTTCATTTTATCGATTGGGTCCGAAGTGCACTTCTACTTCTTTAATGAATTGAACTCTTTCTTCTGAGGATAAGCCTTTGTACTGCTTTTTGATTTGGCGCAAAACTCTTTTTTGGGCCGGAACGCCCTGATAGCTCATGGCTTTCTTGATTTTTTTTAATTGTTTTTTATTCATACTTCTGTGTAAGTTACATTTTTATCTTGAAATGCTTCGAGGTTGCTGCCTCCAGCATAGGAGATGGAGCTTTGCAGGTCTTGCTTTATCTCTACGAGTTTCTCCCCTAAAGTCATGTTACTGCAAGGAATATTAGTTAGCTTGCCTTCTATGTTATTGTCGTGACCCTTGTTTTCAGAACTAGCAGAACCAAAATAAGCCTTATGGAAAGCACCGTTTATGGTGCTAGAGACAGCAGGGCTATCAGCGCAGGCAGCAAACATGCCGCCAGCCATAACCATAGTTGCCCCTGCGGTAAGGGCCTTAGCTATGTCTCCGTTATGCTTAATTCCTCCGTCAGCAATAATTGGTATTTCGTTAATAATTTCTTCACCAACCATTTCTGGGAGCCCTTCATCGTCGGGATCTTCGAAGATAGTTTTATTGTTATATAGCTTGGAGCATTTTTTCACGCAGGAAAACATAGGCATAGTGAATCCGGTTTTATATTTAGTCGTGCAAGGCGAGCCTTGACCTATTCCAACTTTTACCGCATCTGCTCCCCAGTTAGATAAATCTCTGACTGCCTCTGGAGTTGCAACATTACCCGCAATGATTTTTGTATCGGGGAGCCATTTTTTAATATGGCTAATCATGCCCTTCATTCTCTCGCTATGTCCGTGGGCAATATCGACAGTTAGGAAATCAACTCTTATGTTGGGGCTTTTGCCGATGTTCATTACTTGCATCTTGTCTTTGATCTTCGCACCAGTGCTAAAGGAAATAGTTTGCCAGCCTTCAGAGTTGGCAAGGCCTACATCATCTCCTAAGTCACGGTCAAACCTATGCATGATATAAAAGTATCCATTTTCGCTCATCCACCTTGCAAGGTCCATGTCAATCACGGACTTCATGTTTGCGGGGATGATTGGAAGATTGAAATCTTTACCGCAAAGAGATGCCGTGGTAGAGCAGTCCGCCCTACTATGGGCCTCGCTATAATTCGGCACTAAATCTACATCTGAATATTTTAAGTATCGCATTTTTCCAAATAACTTTCGTAGCAAAATTCCGGACTAGCTAGGTGGTCGAAATTGGGGACGTGTAGCGTACGCTGCTTGAACTTCTTGCTACAAATGCACTTATATGTTTGGTATGCTTCAAAGTCTGATCGATTTTTATAGTAGATTGATTTAGACAGCTCATGATCATAGCTGTTTTTTGAGCAATAGTCAAGAACTTTTTGCTTAAGGTCTTGATCGAATGGAAGATCGTTTTCCTCAATAAGGAAAGTTGGCTGAGCAAAAGAAAAATCTGGAATACAGTTACAGAAATGAAAGTTATTCATGAATACGAATGAATCATAAAAGGGGACAGCCATCATTAGGTGGTCTTCATTCCAGTCGGATTTAAGCTTGGGGAGGTTGACCACTCCTTCGTTGTTGCAGAACGCTTCTGAATAAATTTTATTTAATAGCTTGCACCCTGAGTCGGTCTTGGCGAAAATGATTATCTTATGGACACAGTCCTTACTTTCTTTTGAGAAGTCTTCGTGGGAGCAAGAGACTCTAAGGCCAAAGATGATTTTTTTATTGAGGGATTCGGCGGTTTTTTGGGCCTGAAGGAATCCAACCAAGGAATCTTCGACAAGTATAATTTCATCCGAGCTATCACATATGGAAAAAACACTTTGTGGGCCTCCGTCTTTTTGCTTATCTGGGTGGTTTAGGGTTAGTATTGACTTCCCTATTGAGTAGTGACTTTTAAATAAAGCTAACATGAGGGGATGTTAGCATATATAAGCTGAAAAGTCAAGCTATATTTTGTACTTTTCTATGAATGATTCTGGGGGCTTGCCGTTAGCTAGGTGGGTTTCCAGCTCTACGAGTAACTTATTCCTCATATCAAGGACATCTTTCGGTAGGGCATGGCTGGACGCCTCCCTGAAACTTGCGGCGGCGGCAACGATAAGTAGGATCGCAAGTGGGTCAAAAACAAAAATTAAAACCAATATAATCATTCTTACGGCAGACTGAGCGTTAACCTTTGGACCTCCAAAGTCAGACACTATTTCAGCTATGTATTTAATCGGACCAATTTCTGAATCGAGCTTCTTTAATTCGAACTCCACTTTGCTTTTATCTAAATTTAATAAAAGAAGGTCTTCTTCAAGCTTACTTAGCTCGGGAAATATTTCATCCTCTATCTTTAACCTATATTTCTCTAGCCTGATTTGTATGTCATGTTTTTGGGAGGAGATGGAACTTCTTTCGTTTAGTTGGGATTCGTCGAGGGCTTTTAGCTTACTGCTGACACTAAACCCTCCCTT